TAGTGGCATTGTTTTTTTAGCTACTGGCTCTGGTCTACCACCATCAGCTACAAAAGCTCTAGCCATATAGTCTTGATAGTTTTTTCTTATATCAGGTATGGGTGCTGGTAATTGTCCACCAGCTCCACGTTGTGCTAAAAATTTTTGATATTCATCTTCTTGATCATCTTCTTGAAATAGTAAAGGGGCTGCAGTTAATGCACCACCAAGAGCTAACATACCACCACCTGTTAAACCACCTCCCTCTTTAATAAAAAAATCTTTTAAACCTTGACTTCTTAAGAAACCAGATCCTGCTAATTCTGCAAATTTACCACCTGATGCAAAAGGTCCTAAACCTAATCCATAAGCACCTAAACCTGCAAACAATGCAGCTTTACCTACTGGTGATTTGACTATCTTCTTAACAGCTCTAGTTGCTTTCTTAACTAACTTACCTAAGAAATACATCTGTCTACCTGATTCAAGGTCCATGATTCCACCTTTAACATTACCACCATCCGCGTAACCTGCTGCTGGTATGCCACCTCGAAGAGTAGAATTTTCAGGTCTAAAAAAATTAATTTGGTTTTGTCCTGCGTTAGGATATAATTCTTCTAAATTAGGAGTTGTCCCTGGAGGTATTGCTGCCGTAAGTCCAGTTGTATTTTCTGGACGACTTTGAAAAACTCCTAACAAAGGATTATTTGGATCTGCTTGTTGCGCTTGAATCAATGTTTCAGGTAAGGTCACTTGTGAAAATTGATTACCACCGCTTCCACCTAAACTAGATTCAGCTGACTCTAATCTTTGATTGATACCTTGTAACATTTGTTCTGCAGAAGATACACCGCTACCTAACTGATTTAGTCTAGGCATAATACCACCTTCTTGTGCACCTATTCTACCGCCATCTGCTCTAAATGCTATTCTTAAATCGTCATCTTCTTCTTCTATTTTATCTGTTTTTATATTTTCTTTTGCTGCTAGTGATGCTAGATATTCTTCTTCGCTATTAAAACCTAGTTGTGCCCAGTATGGAATAGTATCAATTCCTCCTCCGCCTCCTCCTCCAGGCATTGGTAGTTTTACTGCTCCTGTTCCTGAACCAAATATACCTTGTAAAAATCTTAATGGAAAAGGTGTTAAATTAAATTTTGCTGCATCGGTAAAACCAAACGTTGGTCTATCAATTAAATCCTCTACAGCTCTAACCCTAGCCTCTCTTAATACGTTTCTTTGATTAATATTTTGTTGTCTCAATAAATCTGGATTTTTTGTTCCTTGTTGAACACTTTCACTTCTTGGTACAAATTCTGATTTACCACTTGCTGGTCCTGCTATTTGGGCCATGGTTGGTCTACCAATACTACCTTGACCTCCACCTCTCCTTACACTTTCTGGAGGTCCGCCTTGTTGTAACATTTGTCTGAATTGTTGTGCTCTAGTTATAGCCATCGTACCATCTTATTTTGTTTTGCTTAAAAAATCAAGGCTTGGCATTATAACATTTACGTCCTGTGCCATGTTTTCTTGTTTATATCCTTTAGCTTCCCAGTCTTTTCTTTCCTTAAAAAGCTCCCCTGTTTCTTTGTGTCTATACGTTGTTTCTACTTTTGCTGGTTTTAATTCTATCATTATGTTGTTACCTCTCTTGGTTTAATTTCTAATATTGAAGCTATGACGTGTAGCTCATTTGCGTCACTTGCTTGTACTTTTAATATCTCACTTTCCTGCATTACTAAAGGTTGAGTCAAAAGTTCTGTTGTAGTGTTACTAGATATAGATTTTGTTTTAAACAAACTAAATATATTAGAACTAGCGTCTACTAAAGTTATTGTTATATTTGCTCCTGATCCAGCGTCTTCAGATACTAACAATGATTTAACTACAGCTGTTCTTGCTGTAGGCACCGTGTACAAAGTTGTTAGATCTGTAGTTGTTAGATCTGCTTTTTTATTTATAAAACTGTTAGCCATTATTGCATAAAGAAGTTAAATGCTTCTACCTCATCTTTTAAATCTTGTTGATACGTAGTATTAAGTTTTTCAATAACACCATCTAAATCTCTTGTTTGTGCTTCAGCCACTGTGTAATCATATTCTTTAGCTGGTCTTGTTAATACTTGTGTTATTTTTGCCATTATCTTCTTCCATCTGGTTGTATGTCTAATCTAAAAGTCCCTAGCTTCCAACTTTGATCAACCGCAGTGTTTTCTATTTTTAACGCTATTGCTCTAGCCCTAGCTCTAGTATCAACTTTTTTAGTGCTAGTTGTAACATCAAAAGGACCTAGTGAAGAACTAGCCTGAGTGTCATTAGGAAAATTTCTTAATTCTAAAGTTACTCTTGTTGTTCCTGTTTGAGATATAAAATCAGGTATAAATCTTCTTATCTTCATTAAAAACTCACCATCTCCTCTAAGGGTTGCAATACCTGTTTGTTGACCGGTTGGTGCTCTTTGTGCCGTAATGTCAAAATCTCCAGATGATATGTTTGATAACACAGCTGTTATAGTACCATTTTTATTTTGATCTGTTCCTGTTTCATGTTCATAGTATGCAGTTCTACCCTCTGTGTTGCCCACAACATCAAAAGATGTATCTGTATCTGCATCATATTCTAATGCATGTGGTAATCCAAAGACAGCTGAGTCTTTCCACATTGTTCTAGATAAAGTTCCAACTGTCCATACAGGTCTTTGTGGTGACGAATCAAAATAGTTATAAGTAACTTGTTTATTAATTACATCTGATGTAGCAGATGGATAAAACCAAATTACTTCACCAAACAAATTATTTAAACCTGCAGACACCATTTGATTACCAGAAGCTAAATTTATATCATCGTAAACGTGATCTTCTACTAAACATGGTAATGATTCTAATTTACCACCATATCTAAAAAAACCATTCTCTGACATCCAATACGCTGCACCATCAACTTCAACACAAGCATTCTGTCCAACCAATCCGCAGTTAGTTCCAACTTGTGAAAAAGCAAATGTAAATGGTGATCCTACAAAACGTTGAGTAAATAATGCAGTGTCGGTCCAAATGTATAAAGCATCTCTACCTCTAATGGCTCCTCTAATTTGTGAGCCATCGGCTAGTCTTTGTGTACCAGCTGTATTTGTTGCTGTTGGTGCGTATGTATTTATATCTTCTTGATCAGAAAATCTTATAAACATATCATCTTGTGTAGAAGTATCACCAATAGTTGTTTCTGTTCCATAAAAAACTAAGTGTCTATCAGGTGTTGATACAACCATGTGTCTTGATGCAGTTGGTGCACCACTAATAATTGTGGCTCTTGTTTCTGTTGCATTTCCTAAACTAGAGTCCCATTCAAAACATGCGCTGTCGTGAATTAAACAAATTGCTTTATCACCAAAATTATCAATAGACCACATACCTGGGTCCAATGCTAAACCTTCGGCTGTTTGTTGGTTCCATGCTGCGTAATCACTGGCATCTGTAACAGTTACACCATCACTGTGCGAAGCTGCAGTTGTTCCTCTAGCTCCTCTTGTTACACCTGTTAAAGTGTTACTGCTTATACCTGTATATTGAATCATTTCTGTTCCTATTAAAACAAAATTAGTTCCTGTATTTGGAAACTGAGATGCGTTTGTTAAAACTATTGTAGTGGTAGATGCATTAATTGCTCCATTTAAAGTTGTTGTTACGGCAGATGTATCTTTACCTCCCCATGATCCTAGTCCCCAACCAAAACCTTTTTCTTGAACTGCAGTGCCTACAGGATAATAATGTTGAACTCTAATACCACCAGACGTTGTTGCTCCAGATCCTGATTCGTTTGATGGCATTGTAATAGTTAAAGTTGTTCCAGTAGGAACAGAAGTTACCATAAATTTTTTGTCATCAAAATCTGATGATCCAAAATTAGAACCTGTTATAGTTGTAAAGTTGTCTAATAAAATTATATCATTAGGTGATATACCATGAGCTGTAGGAAAAGTTATTGTTACAATAGGTGATCCATTGGTCGTGGTAAAAGCGCTTGTTAAAGTAGTAGTCGTTTTTATTGGGTGTATGTCATAGAATACGTTACCAGAAAAAGCATATAATATTCTATTAGTGCCAATAATTGCATATCTTCTACCAGCACTATTTACGTAATGATGTAATCCTCTTCCTGCACCAGTTAATTCATTAGAACTTAAAGGTCCTAGTTGATTCCAACCACCTATTTTTTCAGGTATCCCATACCTAAATCTTACATTATCGCAATCTACCCACTGGCCCTCTGCTCCAGTTTCTGAAATTTGTTTATTGATACCTGGCTGAAATCCTATTTTTTGTAGCATATAATACCTTTTTTATGTTTTTTATCACAGATAAATTAAATTTTAAACTCTAAATATTTATGTCTAGCACTAGAGTTATGCGGTTTTCCTTGCTAGAATAGACCGGTGTCCTGTGTTTGAGTCTTGAATCAAATATCAATATACTATTTTGTTTAGCCTTTTTTAATCCGTAAAGTTCAAACTCTGTACCACTATTCACTTTTTCTGTTGTTTGTAAATAATAAACTACAGAATAATCACACTCATCATGGGAATGAAATTTAAATTTTTTACCGTTTGTTTTGGTTAACCATGCATTTGATATCTTTAAATTTTTACCTAGTTTTTGTTCTGTTAACTTTAATAGTTTATCTAAAGCAAATTTAAAGTGAGGTATTTTTCTAACATCAGGGGACCAATAATCATCTGCCTCATTAACAGGAGCACCATGTTTTTTAGCAACTTCTTTAGTTACTATAACTCTATTAGAACACTCCAATAAATATTTTTGTTCTTTCTCTGTAAATATATTATCAATGCTTTGCATGTGTTCTAAACCAAGAAGGTAGTCCTAAATGAGGTCTTCCATCGTATGGAACAGCTTTGGGATTTCTTATATCATTATAATGTAAAAAAACTTGAACACATTCTTTTCCTGTAAAAGGTTCTCTCCAATGTTCCAAATCCATTCCTCTATATATCAACATGTCTCCAGGATTTAAAATAACTTTAAGTCCTGTTGTGTTAGCAGGCACATAACAAGAATCTGTTTGTTTTCCTAAAGAAGAATTTGGTTCTATGTATATAGGCCAAGAGTCTCCACCTAAATTTAAAGTAGTTGAGATCTCACAAGAATTTCTATCTTTGTGTCTTTTTAATTCATTTCCTGTTTTATAGATTCGTGCATAAGAATAATTAGGTGTTAAAGTAAGTCCTGTTTTTTCTTGCATAAGTTGTTGTAAGTTTACTAACAACATGTCCATCATAATATCTCCATAACAAGAAAAAGCTCCAGTAACTTGAGGATCAAACACAGTTCCAAATTCACTTTGATAACGAGATATAAAAGTATGTTTTAACATTGTTTCGTATGTTTGATTTTTGTTTCTAAAATATTCTGCAAAAAGATGACAGTAATCTTCAGGCAATACTTTTCTTAAAACGTCATATTTATTTTTTTCAAAATTAAGCATATATATTAAAGTCTTTAAATTTATTAATTATTTCTTTATTTAAATAATCTTCTACATTTATATCTTGTTTTTTAATTCCGTCTGTTCTGATTGAATGAAGATCAAAATCTAAAACATTGTCATCATAACTTATATTATTAAATGTAAACTGTTTTATATTGTCATAGTCGTGTTCAAATTTTGGTAAATTAAAATGTTCATATATTTTTTGTATAGAAGATTTTGTGTCGCTAACTAAATTATCGTAATCTATCATTAAATGTTTTTCTTTACGTTTAACAATATTTCTAGCCGATCTAATATCTTGAGTTAGTTTACCATGATTTTCATCAAATAAATTTCTAGAAATACTTACAAAATCATTCGCCTCTAAATTTCTTTTAGATCTTACAAAAGAAGCAACTATTTCTAATATAGGTCTGTTAAGAATTAAAAAATTAGGTTTTGGATCAAAGTATTTTTTTAACACCATAAGATTAGCTGGTGTTCCCCAACAACTTCTTTCAAATATAACCTCCGCATCTATATGATTATAAAAATTTTTAAAAATATTTATAATAACATTGTCTAAACTTTTATGATCTGGAAAGTTTTTAAACACTTTGTTTTCTTTAAGACAAAAAAGATTCCATGTTATTGTTGGTAAAATACTATTAGCACTTACTTTAACTTTAGGATTTTGATTTAATATAGAACTTAACAGCGTGTTACCTGCTCTTGGCAAACCTGCTAGATAAAATATTTTTTTTGTTTTATGAGTATGTAATAATTGCATTAATCTTCCTTTGTTAAAAAATAAGTTAGCGTTAATCTTCCATCTTCTATATTATTACCATGATTATTAATAGCCATATGAAAAGTTCCATTTGAAAAAAAGACAGCTCTGTTTTGAACATATCTAGCTATACCTGTTTCTTCATATTTATCTTCTCCTATTTTTCTATAAAAAGCTGTGCCAGATTTTAAATTAGTTGGTGATAAATATATTAAAATTGTATCTCCCCAGTCTCTATGTATCCAATCCTCAGCTGCGTGTTTAGATAATCTTAATTGAGCGTGTGCTCTAATCCTGTCATAGTTTTTTAAATCTATGTCAAATTTGTTTTTTATATAACCCAAGACTGAATAAAATAAGAAAGGATATTTTCTATCTAAAAAATCTGTTCTAACACCAGGATACTCGTTTCTTTCTTTTGTTAATTTTTCAAAATCATCAGGATTATAATATTGTAAAGTTTTACAAAGCCTATAATATTCTTGGTTAAAATCTAAAAAATTATCTATAATTTTAATCATTTTTGTAAATACCCATACCAGCCAGTTACAATGTATTTAGTTTCATTTGGTGATGGATATCCTTTGTGTGTATGTGTCCAAGCAACAGGCCACATTAAAGTTAATCCTTTCTCAGGTTTTATTTTTAAGTCTTGATAAAAAAACCCTGTTTCTCCTCCATTGTCTACATCATTTAAATAAGTCATAAAAACTAAATGTCTATTTATAGATAATGGTGATCCTTCATTTTCTGCGTGCCATATATGATATCCTTCAGTAGGTTCATACTTTTGTATTTTAGATCCTATCCAACCCCAAGGCTGTTGTTGAATATCTGAATAAATATATTTATTTTTATACGCTTCACAAACTTTATTTAATTCTTTTATATATTTTTCAAAAATATATCCGTCTTCAGGTCTAAATGTTATTTCAGTGCTTTGTTTAAAAGTTGGATTC